GTCCTGCTCGACCATCCGGACATCGTCGATCGCCTGCCGGTCAACGCTATCCGCGAGGTGATGCTCAAGCACCTGGCAGCCTTGTTCGAGGTCGATGAGATCATCGTCGGCGTGGCCAGCTACAACTCGGCCAAGAAGGGCGCCACGGTCTCCAATAGCTTCATCTGGGGCAAGAACGCGTTGCTCTACTACGTGCCGTCCAGTCCTTCCAAGGACGTCCCGTCGGCGCTCTACTCGTTCCGCTGGGGACCCCGCTCGGTGCTCAACTACGAGGATACCCCTGCGGGTAAGATGGCCGACGTCATCGAGGTGCACGACTACGTCGATGTGAAGGTCACCGCGTCGGAACTCGGGGTTTTCTTTTCTGGAATCGTCGAGTAAACCGACCTAACCGGGTCAGAGAGGTATAGGTCATGGGTATCAAGAGATTCAGACGGAAGCTGGTGGCGCCGGATGTCCAGACCGGCGCAGGCACCATCGGCACGACCGAACTGGCCGACGATGCGGTCACGACCGCCAAGCTCTTGGCCGCCAACGTCACCACGGCGAAGATTGCCGACGATGCGGTCACTAATGCCAAGTTGGGGCCGGTCCTGCCCAAGGCGCTGAAGTTCCAGTACGACTTCGGCGATCTGGGTGGGGCGCAGGGGGCGATCACGCTGACCGACGAGGACGATGCAGCGCAGACGATCCCCGACAATGCCCTGATCCTTCGGGCATATATCGAGGGGATCACGTCATCGACCTCCGGCGGATCCGCCACGGTTAAGCTGGGCATCACCGGCGATGATGACGCTTTCATCGCGGCCACCGCTTTCGACAACGGCGAATTCGATGCGGGTGTGCTCACCGAGCTGGTGGCCGGTATTCCGATCAAGACGTCGGCCGCGGTATCGGTGCTGGCCACGATCGCCACCGCCGACCTGACGGCCGGCAAGTACAACATCTGGGTCGAGTACATGGAGGGAGATTGATCTAAGATGGTAAACACCCCGAACTCTCTCGATCATCGTCTGGAGCAGCTGGGGGGAAGCCTTCGGGTCTCCCCCCAGCCCTCCAGCCCATCTCAACCCCAACCCTCCCAGAGAGATGATATGAGCGGTATCCATATCGTTGTGCCGCTCTCCTGGGAGATGACCTACAAGCGGCACAACGCCAGCATGTTCGGTCTCCGCAAGGGAAATGCTACCACGACGTGGATCCAGGCCGATACCATTGCTGGGATGCGCAATGAGGGGATCAGGCGGACCCGCGGGGAGGGAGCCAAGAAAGTGCTTTTCATCGATGCCGACATGACCTTCGATATCGACGCCCTTGAGCGGCTTTTGAGCCACGATGTCCCGATCGTCGGGGGTCTATGCCGGCAACGGCGGGAGCCTTTCTCTGCCACCCTCTGGCGACGGGAGGGCAAGGGGCACTTTATGGTGCCTCCAGAGGGCCACGGCCTGCAGGAGTATGATGCGACCGGCGGCGCTTTCCTCCTGGTAGATATGTCGGTCTTTGACGGTATCGACAAGCAGGTCAACGTCGAGGGTCGATACTTCGTCGATCAGCGTGATAATGTGGCGTTGCCCAAGGAGGAGCGCTGCTCGGAGGATATCTACTTCTGCAACCTGGTCCGCCATTGCGGCTTTCCTCTCTACGTCGATCTATCCTGTAAGATTGGACACCTGGTCATCGGTGAGGTTATCGACGGCGACGATCACGAACCCCAGTTCAGATTAGAAAAAGGAGCACAATAATATGCCCCGCGTAATGATTACCAAGACCCTCGGTCGGAACATCGTCGAGGGGACCGTCCGGAACCTATCGGGGGCCTCCATCCGGAAGTTGTCGAAGGAGCACGGCGACGACTGGTTCATCCAGCCCAAGGGCAGTCCCCGCAAGCGCTACATGCTGGAGACTGCCGGCGCAACCAGGAAGACAGGGAAGGACAAATGAGCAAGCCAACCCTTACCGAGACCCTGGCGGCTGCCGCGGCGGTTGACACCGATCTGGACGTCCACGGCGGCCCGGTCGATCTGCTGGCACTGACCAACCTGTCTTTCTTCGTCAAGAATTCCGGTGCCACAGCGCTCAATGCCTGCTCGCTGGACTCATCGGCGGACGGCACCAACTGGGTGGTCGAGGATGCTGCGACCCTGGCCACCCTGGGCGCGGGAGTCACCAGCCAGATCAACGTGGCCAACAACGGGCGGAAGTTCTGGCGGCTCAGAGCCTCCGTGGCATCGAGCACGACGACGCTGCTGATCATGGTCACTGGCAACTGAGGAGATGACATGGACACCCCGGAAAAAGAGACAGAAGTGCCCCTGGTCGAAGCGCAGGAGGAGCAGGAAGGACAGCCGCCGCAGGTGGTCGTCACCCTGAAAGAGACAGCCCCGGGCAGTTACGGGACGCACGTCATTTGCCCCACGGATTTATTGCTGACCATGCGGATGTTAGCCAGGGCGCAAGAGGCGATCGCCTGCAAGATGGGCCAGGTGTTGAATGGGAAGGAGGAAGAGGTGGAGGAGCCGAGTCGGATCTACGTACCGCCACGTTTCGCGAGAGGAAACTAATGTACGCGACGATTACCGAGGTGCAGCACCTGCTCGGTCGGGTGTGCACCCCAAAGGAGAGGGAAGCGGTCGAGGGGGCTCTGGTTGATGTCGGCGAGACGATCAATCAGGCGATCAACGAGGCGGGCTTCCTGGCGCCCATCCCTCCGGAGGATGTTTTGCAGACCCGGGCGCTGCGCAACCTGCAGGCCACCGGCGCCGTCCTGGTGCTGGACGAGGCATGGAGGGAGTGCTTCGAGGATGGGATGGAGAAGCTGAAGGCTGGGAAGCTGCTCCCCAAATACCCGAACGTGGCGATGAAGCACGAGCCTGGCGATGGGGCCCCATCCGGAACAGTGACGGCGGCCGAGTTGACCGAGGAAGAGGAAGAGAAGCTGAAGGAGTCGCTGGCTGAGCTCCCGGAAGAGGTGCTGGATGCCCTGGCCGAGGTGAACGAGGAGACGGATAGCTGATGGCCGTCACCATCCCCACCGAGGGTTATTGCGACGAGGATGATGTCGTAGGGTTGACCGGTAAGGATTATTCTGCGACCACAGCGCCCACCCTGGTCCAGCTGAAAGAGTTCATCACGCAAAAAGCGGACATGATCAACGGGGTGCTCGATGCCGTGGGGTTTGTCACGCCGATCAGCGCTGCTGCTGCTCGCTCGCTCAACATCCTGAAGAACCTGAACATGAAGGGCGCGGCCGCCGATGCCGAGAACGCCGTCCCGGGGATCTTCGAGGAAAGCGATCGCGCCCGGGCGTGGCGGCTCGAGTATGAGGCCGCACTGGTGATGCTCTCACGCCGGCGAATGACCCTGCCCGATGTGTCCGATTCGAACGACACCCCGGTGGCCGTCGATGATCAGAACCCGGCGGGGTCGTTCGATGTGGACAGCAGTGGCAATGAGAATGATCCAGCTTTTGGCAATGATTGGCAGATGTAACCCATGCCGACCCGTCAAGACCTATTCAACTTCACCTTCGAGGTCCACGGACAAAAGCAGCTCGACCGTGCACTCGGGCTCTACTCGGCGAACATCAAGGATCTGCGCGGCGTATGGCCGGATATCCGTGATGACTTCCTCGAAGGGGGGCAGGCGCAGTTTGCCAGCCAGGGCAAGAGCGGATCAGGAGGATGGAAAGCACTGTCTCCTGCCTATGCCGCCTGGAAAAACGCACACTTCCCGGGCAAGCCGATCCTGCAGCGCCAGGGAGATCTGATAGGTAGTCTGACCAACAAGAGCAACAAGCGATTCATCTACCGGCCGTCGAAACTGGGGTTAGCGATCGGTACACGGGTGCCCTATGCCCGGTATCACCAGACGGGCACACCCGACATGCCGGCACGGCCGCCGATCCAGCTGACCAAGGCCCAGCAGACGCGCTGGATGAAGCTCATACAGGAGCACATTTTCAACACCGGACAGGGTTACCAGAGAGCGATTATCTGATGGCCGGCAATCAGAACCCCCGCTATGCCCGCGTGGCACTCGAGTCGATGATGACCAACGATCTGCCGGCGTTCCTGGCAGCGATCGACACCGAGATCGACGATGGGATCACCCTCGAGCCTATCGCCAGGTATTACGAGGCGCCCCTGGCCGACTATGACACCTTCCCGGCGGCGCTCATCCTCTCGGAGAGTACGCAATATCCCGACGAGGACCGGTCGGATGATATCCGCTTCCATGAGATACAACTGCAGGTCTTCATCTATTCGATAGAGAAGATCAACGGCCTGCTCCCCGGTGAGATCGCCAACGAGCGGCTCGAGCGCACCATGACGGCGATTGACCAGATGATTGAGGCCAATTCTACCCTCCTGGTGAGTGGCACGCACAATGCGGATATCTGCCTGCAGCAGAACGTAGCCTATTCAGATTTTACACCCCGTGAAGGGGGCGTGCTCCGTGCCGCCCTGATGAACCTTGAAGTTTATTTTTCTTCGTAAACAAGGAGCGTGAGCATGGGAACCATTCAGTACGGTGATAAGCTGCAAGGCTTCATCAAGATGGAAACGGGCGGCAGTTACGGGGTGCCCAACAACCCGACGACCGGCGACGGTTTCAAGGCGCGGATGATCAACCTGGAGGACTCCGATCGTCGACGGGAGGCCCCCGACGATGACGGCGGGACGTTCTCTGTCCTGGAGCGAGCCGAGGGGCGTCATATGGCCAAGTGGACGGCGACCGTCCTGTTGCGGCTGTCGGGCTCCCTGGGTGTCGCCCCCGACATTGGGGACTTCCTCAAGCTGGCGTTCGGCACGGAGACGGTCACCGGCTCCACCTCCGTCGTCTACACGCAGCTGGAGGACCGTAGTGCCCTCCATGCTGGTATCTGGGCCGATCTGGGGGATGTGGTCGAGTTTGTCCGTGGGGCCGTCTGCTCGCAGCTCAAGATCACCTGGGGCGGTGATGATTGGATCGTCCTGGAGTTTTCGGGCCCGGCCAAGGAATTCGGGGAGACGTCGGAAAACACGACCGATGGATGGGGCACTGCCCAGACGACGATCACGATGGACGACATGGACTATTACGCGACCTACTCGTTGGTGCAGCTGGGGACCAACACCAACGGCGGATCCGGTTTCTTTATGACCTCGCTGGACTTCAGTGCCGAGACGGCCGAGCTGGATACGTCGGAGAGCTGGCAGGATGAGATCACTGTCGCTCCCTACCTGCCCACGCCGGTCTTCACCGGGTCGCTGGTGCCCTTCGGGACGAAGGTGACCACGTCGATCGATGGCGGCTCAACCACGCAGCGGGCGCTGGGGGGTGAGATCGTCCTCGATACCGGCCTGGGGCTCCTCAACGAGGAGGAGGGGTCGGATTGCCCGACCGAAGTAATCAACACGGGCAAGTGGAAGGTATCGGGCAATATGAAGATCGTCTGCCGCAAGTCCGACGTGAACCTGTTCAGCCAGTCGCGGCGCCAGGTGCAGAAGGATGTGCGCTGGACGTTCGGGACGGCCTCTGGATACAAAATGCAGATCGACGCCGACCAGGTCGAGTTCGATCCGGTAGCCAAGGACATCCCCGATTCCGGGATGGTGACGGTCACCATGCCCTTCGAGGCGTTGGGATCGACTGGCGAAGACAACCTGTCGGCCACGCTTATCTGAAAGAAAAACCCTTTTTGGCTGGGCGGCGCAGTTCACGGGGTGTCTGCATTCCCGGGCGTGGCCCGGGGTCGCCCAGCTAATACACCCCGTAGCAGGAGATTCGCAGAATGGATTTTGGAACCGGTGGCGTAGAAAGCTGGAACGTCTTTGTCCCCGAGTATGGAGGCAATAGAGAACTGCCCCCTGATCAACGGCTCTCCCTGGAGATCCGTTTTTTGCGTTCGATCGATCAGATGGCTTTTGCCCAGCAGACGGAGGACGGCCTTTTCCGTTGGCGCAAAGAGCATCTCAAGGAATGGCTCGAAAAGGACGAGTACAAGGATCGCATTCTTGCCCTGGGCCCGGATTTTCTGGGGACGATGAAACTGCTGGCCGAGCATACCCGGGCCTGGCAGAACTTCTTTTTTGACGGCGTCGAGGTGACGGATCCGATCGAGCTGTTTATCCGTCTACCCCTACCCAAGCGGGAGAGCCTGCTGGTGCAACTGCTCGCCCTGGCAGAAGTGATCAACGCCCAGGAATTCCGCGATGCCGATCATGCCTGGGCGTGGGCCGAGCAACTGCAGGAGCAGACGCGGGAGGTCATCAACCAGGAGGGCCAGGGGAAAGGATTGATCGAGGAGGTGCGCACGGCCATTGAGGCGACGGCCGGCCTAACCGGAGACGCGCTAAAAAACTTGATCTGCTCGTTCGCTGGGAGCTTCTCGGAGACCAGTACGATCCCCAAGGACGAGCCAACTGCCCTCGATGTACCGGAGGATGCGACCCCGCCGGCGTCTGCGGACATCTCTCCGGCGAAGGAAACGACCGTATAATCGAGCTGGGCGAAGATATCCATTTTGGATGTCCCGCCCTGGAGATCACCCCGCAGAGCCGTCAACTCTATCAGCTCTATCGATTGCTCTGGAGGGATAGCAACGCCACCCTGGCCGAACGCGCCCATCTTTCCATTTACTACCTAACCGCCTTTCAGCACCTCGAGC